GTTCTTTCTTTATTTAGTAATGGGTAGATTGCTTCTGACCAACGAATAAAAGCATCATCAATATTTTTTTCTACACCACGAATTGCTACAGAGTCATGAAACTGTGTGGTTACATGATCTTCCAACCAGCCAATATTGACCCCCATCTTCTGTGCTTCATTGACCAACAGACGTTTAATCTCAATTACTTTCTCTGCCATTCTTCTTGCGGCAGGAATTCCAGATGAGCCAATCCCATCAAACATCTCTTTGACCAATCCTCTCTGAAAATCTATTTCATCAAACAAACCTCTGCCAAAAATGTATCTGCCAAACATTGTAGGTTTTGAAAGAAATCCCCTAAATTTCCACACACTTTTTAAGATCTCCCCTACATATTGACTACGTCTGGCAAACTGCCGATTGGCAATACTGTCCAGCATTCCCTCTTCTGCACTACCAGATTGACGAACCATAAACGCAGAGAATCGTCCGTAGGCATTGGGCGAATTGCTCATCATCTGATCAATGTTGCGATTGATATTGATCTGGTTCAATCGGGCAATTTTTGCAAATTGAATGGCACGTTTCTCCTCATCTGTCATCGACTGCACAGTACGTTTAAATTTCAATTCATAGTCTGAATCTAATTTAAGTACTGCATTTTTCTTTCGTAAATCATCTACCAAGTCTTTGGCTTCCTGTTCAGATAGCCCAAACTTGTGATTGGTTGCGATTTGCAGACAGGGATCAAATTTAGCCATTCTTCCTCACACATGCTGCTACTTCTGGGATCAATCCTTCTATTTCCTTTTCTGCATTTTCAAACATCATCTTTTCACTTTCATAAAATTTTATTTCTTCATCCGTAGGATTGGATGCATAAAAATCAGTGTCTGCTTCCAGTTCACGTTCTGCCAATGTTTTTTGATACTGAGTATTATTGACATTTGTATTGGGTAATGGATCTGGATCTGCGTCTGGAACTACACGATGATCAATCACAGGATCATCTACCTGCATCGGAGAACGATAAGTTTTTAAGGTGTCTGCAAATTCACTAATCGCATTGCTATCATTGGCTTTGGTATTGCGCCATTGCTGCCCCAACTTGTTTTGAAAATTATTTACCTGCAGTCGCTTATCACGCACACCATTGCTATTGTAGTAGTCTCGTAAAGTTTTTTTGCTGGCGATCCCAGAAAATTTAAAATTCTTTTCACCATCTTTTTTGATCAACTGAATGTGCGTAGGCTGATACGGATCTGTCCGGTAGTACTGTTCTTCAAATTCTAAGTACTTTGCCATTGATCCATCGCTATCCAGTAAATCTGAATTTTTAATGGAACTGATGGAAAGCGTACTGCCATCATTGTAGGTAAACACATCTTCACCAATCCCATCCAAATCATCTATTTTCTTATTGGATTCATTCCCTACTCGTTGGGCATAGGCCAATTGTTTTTGAAATAGGATTCGATCTTTCCCAAAATACTTCTGAAAACTTTCTTCTGTTAGAGGAATCAGTTTAATTTGTGCGCCTTTGACTCCATCTTCTGTTGCCAACAAAACTAGATTGGTTTCTGATCCATCAAAAATTTCAATCTCTCCATTTGGATCCGAAATGTTATTAGCATCCTTTGTTCTTCTGCCACGTTCTGCTGTACCCACAGGTGGTTCTGTTGTAGATGCTTGATTTGGAATTACATCATTGACCATCTCATTAATTTCTTTTGCTGTAGCAGAAACAGGCATGTTTCCGGAAACATCCACAGGTTGTTCATTGGCAATCTGTGCTGCAGCAGTTCGGGTAGCTACATAGCGAGATGCAGGATCTACTTGTTGAATTGCAGTACCTGCTCTTGTTTCCATTAGAGATGGTTGGTCTGCTGTATTTTTAAATGTAGACAATGGTTGGGTTTCATCAAGTGTATCCAGATTTGCTCTTCTGGCTATCTTGCCATCATACATTCCACCAAGCACTGTTCCAATTCCACCACCCAACATAGAACCAATACCTACGTCCATCATGTAATCGTTTAGATCGTAATCTAGTTGATAGTTATTTCGATCCATAGCATACGGCACATTAATAATGCTGGTAGCAATTCCAGCATCTACTGCACCTTTGATTGCCCGATTGCCATACTTGCCTAATCTAGCAAAGGTTAGTGCGGCATCTAAGCCTTTAAATCCTCTGACAATTGGCATAAAGTTCATGACAGATGGCAAACTTCCAGTAAGCAATCCTAATCCAATTGCAGACCATTCACGTAATGAATCTGCATTGTTCATCATCAATGCTAGATTTCGTTCACGATCTAAACGTTCCCGAATCAACTGCAGTTCTGCTTTGGTCATCCCGTCATAGAAATCAATTTCCTTATCAAAAAACGGAGATGCTTGAAAACTTTCTTTATTTAAAATGTCTGTTTGCCCATAAGCTTCTTCATCAAAAAATACAGAAGTTTTATCGTATTTTCCTTTTTCACGAAACGATTGATACAGTCCAATTTCTGTTGAGGAAAACCCAGATTTCATAAAATTAATGTACAGATCTCCCCATGATGGATCTGGGTTGGTCATAAACTCTGTACGTCTACCGGAATAATTAACCGGAAAGGTGTCGTAAATCATTAGTCCATCAACGGTAAATTCTGAATTCGATCAATATTTGGTTGTCGATCTACAGCAGATGGTCTTGGCTTTGTTTTGTATTCAGATAAATTCTTTCGGAACAATACGATTGTTTGTGCAAAGTTTTTAAATCCACGATCTGCTCTATCAAGTGAGTCAACTTGCATATCATAAGTATATGTATAACCCAATGGCCCAACCATATTATCCAAGAACATGTTGTATTGGTTGAGGCTATCCATATGTTGATGAAGTAAATCATACTGATCTTTTAAATACTCCATATCTGCTCCGGATGCACCCAGCATCTGCGTTTCAATTTGTGACTGAACTTGCTTGAGAATATCTGTCATTGCTTCGTAGTTACCCCTAAGTTCTTTAAAACGTTTTTGGGTATTTACTTTTGGCTTTTGGATAACTGCATTTCCTGCAGTTAGATTTTGTTTGGGTTCTTTTGGAGCAGGTAAGGTAGCAATTTTTGGTTCTGCAACTACTTCCTGTGAAATATTATCGATTATTTGTGAAGGAGGTTCTGCTTCTGCTTTAGCTTCTATTGGCTGAATTACTGCTTCTTCTTCATAAATAGGATTGGATGGATAGTCTGTAGGATTGTCTTGAGCAGATGATTCCACATAACCACTCATTACCTGCTTATCAAGATCTTCAATTGGTGAAATGCCTACACGTTCTGCAACCAATTTCTCAATCAACTGATCTATCTGTTTAGTTTCTGGACGTGCAAAATCCTCTTTACTTTCTGGACGTACAAAATTCTTTTTGGGTGTGTCACTACGATTAATGTGTTCTACATAAGATTTTAGTTCTCTGACTAATGGATAGACTACACTGTCCATCATGGAACGATCTGCAATGATTTCTTGATCGGTCAGGTTGCGTATTCGGTCATATCCAATAATCACAGGTGGAGCATTGTCTGCTTCTTCTGCAGTCATGTTTGGGCCAATCCTGCGAACCACATTGTAGATTCCGGTGTTTTCATCCAGCACATACATCATGATCCCATCATTGTTCGGTGCTGGTGCTAGTCTCCAATGGCCTTCTTGCAACAACTCAATGTACTTTTGATTAACTGGATCGTCTGCTAGTTCGGTTTTGGTATATTCCAGCCAATTGTCTACAAAATTGTTGACTGCATCATTTACAAATCCTTCAGTGTGTTTGTCTTCTAAATGTTTTTTATTAATGGCTAGTGTGTGCTGATGATCTGAAAAGTAAGCAGATCGAGAAGCGTTGATAAATACATAGTTGTCATCAAACAAGTCTTCTATTGTTTGAGTGAGGATCGGTTTAAGGTTTTCTCGACTGCCACCTTCTGGAATTGTCACTCCAACAATACTTGCTTTTTCTAGAAAATAATCAACGGTAGTGTCCAGCACTTCTTTTCTCTTTGCTGCACGATCTCTTTCGTTGACTCCTAATGAAGAATAAAAACTAATAAAAGATTGGTCATTTAAAATTAAAGATTCAATTTCATTGAGGGAAACAGAATCTCCATCTTGTGTAATAAAAATACTATTGAGACTGTTGCGATTTGTTTTGGAATTGCTTTGTGCACTAAACAGAATTTCTTTTACCGGATCTTGACTGACTTCTGTAATCAGATAATCCCCGTGAGTAAATCCAATTCCTAGATGCTTTTCTTCATTTTTCAACATCTTAAAAACAAAAGGTGCATAGACCCCACTGTCTCTTGCAATCTGCTCATAAAATGCTGCCAGTTCTTTTCCGGATTGAATTTGACTCATTCTGGAAATTAATTTCTGATGTGTCGCTTTTGACCATAGCTGATAATTTCCACTGTCGAGTAAATAATTTAAACGTTCTGGATTGAATTGTTTGGGCTTTGTCGATTCATTGATAAACTGAGAATGAATGCCACCCCATTCCATTTGCTCACGTAGTCCTGCTGCAATTTCGTTTTCTGAAAATGCTCCTCCATACAACTCTTCTTGCTGATATTCCGGTCTGCTTTGTTCATAGACAAATCGTGGATCTTCTTTACGTACTTTATAAACATCTGCCACTGCATTCTTAAATACATTCCACTGACGCATTTCCTCCATATAAAATTCATTAGGTGTAAACACATCAGCATACGGTTCTGGCTTTAGTTCTTCTATCTTTTGATCAAGATCTCTTTTGCTGTACTTTCCAATGTCCTTCAGTGCTTGTCGCACTAAGACTGCTTTGTCGAATGCGGCAATTTTCCCATTGATTTCTATAGCAAGATTTGGATGAGCTTTTCCTAAAACCTCCATTGATTCTACTAGTTCATTTTCCAAAACTGCATGATCATCTGTAATCGTAGCTTGCTGAATGATTTGGTCTGCTCTGCTAAATGCGGTATTGATTTCTGCATTGATCAAAGCATTTACTTTTTTTGATGCGCTTACCCGATATTGAGAAACTGTTGTGTTGTCAAAGGTTTCAAATTCAAATCCTTCTTCTGTCCGTTTTTTGCCATTGCCTTCATACGTAAGTACACGCAATAATTCCTGTGGATTCTGATCCAGCATCTGATTCGCTAATGCCAAATCTAAATCACGATGAAAATCAAAAAATAATTTTTCTGCTTGTGCTCGTGTTTTTCGGTTGGCTTGTACTTCTTGATTAACCGTGTGTGTCCACTTTGCTAGCTTTTCTTTATTGGTTAGTGTGGCATCTGCTTTTAGATTTCTACCTGCTCTAATCAATTGACCAGCTTGGTCTTCATTGTAAATGCTTTGCCATTTGGTGACTAAAGCTTCTTGTGTTGCGAACATATGCCGCATAATGTCTGAACGAACATTATTGACAATGGCTTGATTTTCTACACCTTTGAATAATTCGGTTTCCAGATTTTCTAATTGGGTTGCTGTATGATCTGCCCAAACTTCTTTGGATGGGAATTGATTCAATACGTCTGGTGTGATTTCTTGGGCTAGCAACTCCTGTGTCTGCGTAAAGTACCGATCTTTTAATTCATTGGTCTGTCGATATTGTTGCTGTTGAATGCCTACTGCTTTTGCACGAAACCTTTGATCAATTGCTACTTTTTCAAATAACTCTTGTATCTCTCTGGAATTTCCATACTTGTTGGTAATGGCCCCATACAAACCACCAATGTTCTTAGCTGGTTTTCCTGCCACATCTCCATACAAGCTTAGATTCACCATAGCTTGTGCAGACTCAATATCCTGTGGTGGCTTTTCATTCAGATCGCTGATCAATTGCTGACCGGACTGATCAAACATATTCTGAATGTCCATCAACTGCAGACGTTTGGCTTCCCGATTTTCATTATTGATCTGAACAGCCATCACTTCACCCAATGATCCCAATGCATCTCCAAAGGATCTGAGTGCTTGATATCGTGCTTGTACTCCTGCTGAATTCATTACATTCAGAGGTGCTGCCGCTTTTGGTACTTGTGGCGCACCTAACCGATTGGTCTGTACAATCTGTGATGCTCGTTCAAACGGTAATTTAGCCATCAGCTTGCCATTAAAGCGTTATAGTCAAACATCCTGCTGTTGTACCAACTCATGAATTCGTTATTGGAAGTATTGCTTGCAACAGCAGGTTCAAAGGGTTGTGATTGTGGTGCTGGCATTGCACTTAACACACTGGATGCTCCACCTAATAAAGAAGACAACGTAGCAAGTGCTTTGGTTGCTCTGACTTCTGCTGCTTGCGTTTCATAAAACTTTGCTTCTCTTACTGCACGATCATACTGAATCTCTGCTTGCCGTATGGTCATGTTTGCCTTTTGTTCTCCATCCAAACGGGTACGTGCTGCTTCATATTTTGTATTGTATTTAATCATCCGTTGGTTAAACGCATTTGCTTGTGCTTGTGCAATCTGCAGATTAGCTGGTGTTCCCACATTGACAGATGCTCCGGATGATCCAGACTTGGCACGTATTCCGCCAATCCTTTGCATTCCTGCAATTTCTTCATACATCAAATTCTGATCACCAGCATATTCAACGGCACGTGCATTTTCTTCTGCTGTTCTGCCGTACAGAACTGCTTGCTCATAGGCTAGTGCTTTGGATTCCTCTGCACTCTTCATTACCAATCCTGCTTGCATTTTCAGCAGTTTGGCTTGTGAAGCAATCTGTTGTGCAGTTGCTGCTGAATTGACTAAGGCTCTGCCACCTAACAATAATGCCAGTGCTGCACTAACTGCCATTTTCTCTCATTTCGTTGTATTGCTGATTTAATTCTTCTCTTAGATCATCAAACGTATTGTTATAATCTAGCTCATCTAACAAATCTTCTATTGGATCTGTTTTAAAATCTTCTGGTACTAATAACATAGTATTGCTTTACTCGTTGGTTTCGTAATCAATTCCAATTAACAAAACAGTAATCGGATACGGTGCATCTTGCTGGATTACAATCTGCGCTTCCGTACTAAACTCATCTGCAATTTGAAATGTTTTTTCACCTGTGAAGAATTCCAAAGCTTGTCCCATTTCATCAGATGCCAATCGGAAAATAGCTTCATCTAAATTTGTTTCAGATGATCCATACCGAAAGCCCATACTTTCAAAAAGCTTTAGGGTTGCACTGTGAATTCGTTTGCGATTGCCAATAGAGTGGGTGGTGTCTGTTACTGATACAACAGGAAGTGTTTTGATTTTACTAATGAAGGGTAAACCTACTCTAAATTTGTGTGCAGCTAGCTGAAGTGTGATCTCTCCACTACTTACTGTCCGGTTTGGCTGAACAGCAGCATCTCCCAAAATGGCTACTGTTTCTCCTTCCAAATGCGATAGGCCCGTGATGCTTGTAGAAGCAGAAGTTCTGCTGGCTGGTTCTTCTAATCCACAATCTACAAAGTGTGCGTTCTCTGCTGGAATATAAAAACTGTCATAGAATCTTTCTAGAAATTCTACATAGCGTACTGTTGATCCATTGATGTCTCGCTTGACGACCATATAGATCTGATCGTAGGTTCCACGTGGAATCACAGAAATTGATTCTACTTTGGCATGATCTCCATAGGTTGAATCTACGTGCGTTCCTGCAATGGTATGCAATGACCAGCTATGCATCTGCAACAAATCGACATAAGTCATTGCTGCAATTTTCCCGTCTGCTCGTACACACCAAACTACAGAATAGGGCTGGTCTTGATAGGCCATTTCAATGATACCCGATTGGGTAGCATCCTCTGCTCTTAGCGATAGATCTGCGGCAGCATACTGATCTTGAACTTTATCAAATGCCAACTCTCTGATTTTCCTGCCGTTTTGCTGTACATACAATAAGTTGTTACCAATCTTAACTGGCAAAGAAGTACTGTCTGTAGCCCAAGCTGATGCCTTAATAATACTAAAATTGAATGGAGTGACTGTTACATCATCATCAGATCCATAGACTTGGAAAATACCTCCGGAAGTTCCTACCGTCAGTCTTCTGTCTTCGGACATCCACTCAATTTGATCTACGGTATCGGATGAAATTGTCAGTGATAACGCATTATCTTCAAAGATCTGCTCACCAATAATACTACGTCCAGCAGAGTCAATGCTTCCGGTGGATTGGCCTAATGGTTCTGAAGTAGAAAAATTAAAAAAGTCTGCAGTCTTGGAAAAGAAAATAGTTTGAGGTTCGGCAAGCGTTCCTGCCAAAACCAAACGTTGCTGATAAATCTGGATAGTTCTGGGATATCCGGTGTGTTGGCTGAATGCTCCTAACGCCCATTCTTCTGTTGGATCTGTACTTGCCAGATCTTCTTCTACCGTAGCAGTTACAACAGTGGAGGAAGTGACAGCAGTGATCTTGACGTATCCCCATTTGATTTGTGGAGAAATTTCAGAGTTGATCCGAATGTAGCGATCTACATCAGACACACCACCTGCATTGACAAATCCTAAATCTTCATTGATTCCCGTAGTCGCACTTGCCGTTACCGTAACTGTAGATCCCTTTGGGATATACGGCTTTTCCAACAATACGTCTTGTGTGGGGTCATCTGTAAAAGAAACAGTGTTGCCACCTGTTTCTAATTTAAATGTATTTTGAGTAGCTGTAGAAATTATGAAGTTTGCACTACCACCACCACTTAAAGACAATGATCCCCAAGATCCGGATTGTGTGATGGTTACTCGAATCGTTTGTCCATTTACAAACGGATGGTTATTTAAAGTAATGGTGTTGGTTGTTTGATCACAGGCAGAAGGACTGACTTTGCCGATCTCTTCATACGACAAAGTTGAACCACCGGAAAGCGCAAGTGTCAGTGTGGTATCGGTTGTGTTGGTAGATTGAAATGGCCCATTCGTTAGTGGCAGGTATTCCAACAACCAATCATCAACAGCATTGCGTGATAAACGTAGGGGAGGATAAGAAGGATGAGCCAAAAACAAAACATCAGCCGATTGGGTATAGCTGATATCATCTAGATCATCGACTGTAAACGGAATGGGTTCTGTGGTGCTGGCATCTATATAAATTGTAGACAATTCATACGGTGATCCACCAACCTTTACTTGTCCATCATTAGAATAAAACCGAATATATCCTGCACCAAATTCCAAAATGGCACTAGTTCCCTGTCCTCTACTAAATGGGATTAAGCGAACATAGCCATTATTTTTAGTACTGGTTACAAAATAAGTTCCTGCTCTTCTCGTAACCGATCCCTGTGGCAAACAGATCATGTTTTCGATTTTTGCCAGAGAAGACCGATAAGACTCTAGTTCCACCATTCCCTGCAGTCTTGGCGAAATTTGACCATCTGCAAAGGAAGATTGTAATGTCTGGAGTCTCATGTTTATTCATCCGAAAATTTTGCTCTACGGAACGTAGATCCTACCAATCGTGAATTTAAATAATCTTCTGCCACAATAATCTGCGGCATGGAACGTTCCTGAGAATCTACACCTCTCGCTTCACTGATCACTTGTAGATACTTAGCCAACATACGGTCACGCAAGTCTGCCCGTCCGGTTAGTGCTTCTGCCAATTCAGAAGCCAACTTGAGCGCAATCGCTTGAATGGTCAAAGAATCAAACTGGTTTGGATCTTCTACACGATAGATATATTTCAACTTAATCTGTGTAGCATCCGTAACAATAAACCTTCCTTCAATCTCATAATCTTCAAAGTAATTTTCTATGTCCAAAACACGTAAGCAATCTGCAGGTAGTGCATATTTCTTAGTGTATCCCCAAGCTGGTGCATCTGCACTGAGTGCCAATTCAACACGTTGCACAGCACACTTGAAAGGATAAGAACGCAAGACTGCATCCCTTACGTCATCATAACGCAGGTTACACAGTCTTGCTCTTTCGTTGTTGTCCGTCAGAGCAGTAATTCTTTGTTCCCCAATATTGGACAGAGCAATATTGCAAATCTGAACAACGCTAGACATTAGTCACCTAAGCTATATTCAACCATTACTTTAATAGTACCTGTTGCAGAAGCACCACCCGTAGTGATTACCAAATCGGTTTCTGCAGTCAGTGTGTACCCAACACCATCAATGGCGTTAGAATCCACTACTTGATTTGCAGTATTCCAAGTGGTTGAACCTTTGGCAATAAAGCGATCTGCGTCAGCGGCATCACCTACATCTAAAGTAACGCCAGCACCCAATGCATCACACATCAGCTTAACGTTATAGATAGTTGCGCCTTTAGGTAATCGAGCAAAGGTAATGTCAGAACCAGAAGCTAATGCTGCAGCTTCATACGTGTCATACCAAACACGTTTTCTGCCGTGCGCTTCTGAGGCTTTGACCATTACTTTAGGGACAGAAGTAATATCTGTCATCTTTTGAGTATTAACACTAGCCATTGTACCTCATTATTCTTGACAGATGATTGAAACAACCTTTTCTTCTTCCATTCTTGTAGCACCTAGAGACATGCAAGCATACACTTGATGGGCGTATGATTTGTCAGGTCTTTCATCTACACGAACAGTTAGATCTTTTGCCATTGCTAGCAAGATCCCATCGATGGCATAACAGAAACAAGTACGGTCAGATCCAGACTTTGCCAATCGTGTACTGGTTACAAATTGGAAGCCTAAGAAGGTGTCTACCTGACCAGCTACCAACGCACGAACCGTGTTGAAATCAGCACTACGAATCTCGACAGTTTCCAACAAATCTTGAATTTGCTTTGGAGAAACCACAATGATTCGTGGTAGGGAAGGATCAACATCAGCATTGTCTAGTGTGAACTTGGCTTCACGCAATTTATCAATGGTTAGTCCAGTACCACCAGCTACAATTGTGTTGGTCAATGAGGTTTGTGTTGTACCACTAGCACCCGTATACGCTACTCCTGTGGCAGCACTAATGATTACGTCATCCATTGCTCTGCCCAATGCAAATGCTTGTGCTTGAGCATAAGAAGAAGTTGGATCAGTAATCATTCGTAGTCGATCTTGATCATCAATCAGATCTGCTACTTCGTAGTCCTGCAATGTTACAGAACGTCTTGAGTGAGGGGTATCATTGAGGATGGTGTCTGCACCACGTGTAGTTCGTACAGATGCTACTTGTTGACCGATTTGATCAAAAAAAGCTTGTTTGCCCCGCATAACTTCAGTGCGACACAGTCCACGCAATCTTGAACCTTTCTGTTGTGAAAGGTGCTGTAGAACTGCACTATACTGATCAACAAATGCGGTTGTAACTTGAAAAGACATTACAACTCCATAAATAGCTAAGAAGGTTAATTCTCATGCTAAAGTCTGGAGTTGTCCTAACGGTAGGGTTCCAAGAGGTTTGCAGTTAAATGGGTCAGAAAAGATTATCCAATCCTGTCAAACTGCATGAGATTCTAATTGACGTTTTAAACGTCTTTTGTCTACATCACAAACCCACTCGTAGTACTCTTGTGCTAACGTTAGTGAGTTTGTCATACCTGCAATACTAGCGTTTTGTTTTGCCAAACGCAAACATTCTGTTCTTAGTTTTACATGATCTTCATAAGTCATACTAACATCTCTCGTAACTTTAACGCTTCCGCTACTAAACGATCATGATCTGGATGCATTCCATCCCAGAAGCCACTATCCGGTTTCATGATTTCTGACAATCTGCTTTCTACCTGCGCTCTGCCTCCTGCTCCTGTTCCACCTATATCAGTATTTAGTAGTCCATCTTCTTCTAAGATTTCACCAACCTTATGGAAAATCTTAACTACTTCCGGATGATTTCCTAATCCAGTTTGTTCAAACATCTGCAATGTTTCTGCA